CCACATAATACCTAAAATTTGATTACCAGTAGCATGAACATAATAATACCTCTGACATCTTTGTAAATTCACATCATAAGGCAAGAACTCAAAATCAGATGCAGTGGTTCCAGCTTCTAATTGTACGCCTGTAATAAACCATTCATTAGCTGTGTTGTCTGCAAGGTTGACTTGACCTACTGCTCTGTTTGCATTGTTTTGACTTGACCAAGAAGTTTGTAAAGTACCAGATGTAAAATTAGTTCCAGCTCCTAACCACCATGTACATTCAAAACTACCACCATTATCATTACCAAGTGTTCCACTTGTATCTCCAGGAATTGTAACTGTTTTTTTCTCCCAAGTGGAAGCACTATCAATAGTATAAGCTCTTGAAATTATCAGCATCAAAAATTTCAAAAATATAAGTTCCAGTTTTATTAGATTTAACCCAAAAAGATGCAGTTATACTTTCAGCATTTGCAGTTCCTTTTTTTAAATATTGTAAGTTTTGACCTTCTATAATTTGTCTTACTCTTAAACTATCTGAAGATGCAGGAGAGCCATCAGCAGTTGTGCAATCCATTTTTAAAGATGTAGCAAAGCCTTGACCACTAGGTACATCAGTTGATTGAGATTGTGTCCAAGTTCCTTGACTTCCAACAATAGTTTCAAATCTATCAACTGTGTAAAAACCAGATGTAGTTATAGAAGCAGTAGAAGTTCCTCTTTGAGCAATACTCATATCACCATTGATGATGATGTTCTTAGAACCAACAGTATTTAAAGCAACATAGTTACCTGTTCTTGGACTAACTTTATCTACTTTTAATTCACTCATTATACAATTACCAAGGTTCCTGTTACCGTCACTGTTTCTGAAAATGTTACTGGACCTGCAAGGACTGCAGATTCAATAGTTATCGTTTTATCAATAGTCTCTGCATGAGTATAAATATCTTCTGCACCTGGTTTGTTACCAATGTAAGTTGTAGTATATAAACTATCCATTTATTCTCCTTATGCACTTATTGAATCAACAACGCTCACATATACATCCGCTGATGTTGCAGTATCTGATTGTACTTTTAATACATCCGTATTCTGCATTACAAATTTAGCACCTCCTGTTACAAGCTCCACGGAACTTGCTGGGGGTATACTTAAATCTTTTGCAATGTATCTGTCGGTTGATCCTGATACAGAAACCCAAACATCAATAGCAATCGCTGCAGCTGTTGTGTTGGTTACTCTTACTCCAATAACCGCGTCATTGGAATCTGCTGTAAATACCGTCACTGCACTGTCTGTTGCTTCTGCGCTATATCTTGTAAAATCTTGTGCCATATATCCTCCTTATATTAATTTTTAGTTTTATTCAAGTATTTAATAGCAAATTGTAAAAAGTTAACATTATCTTTTAATAGCCCAATGCCAGTATTACAATCACTACATAATAAACCCCTGATTTTGCCTGTAGTATGACAATGATCTACAGCAAGAGCTCTTGATTTGTTTCGATATTTACCATTATTATCTACACCACAAATAGCACATTTACCATTTTGCTTGGATAATAATTCATTATATTTATCTAATGAAATGCCGTATGCTTTTTTTAGTTTTAAATCTTTATCCTGTCTATAGTCATATCTACTTTGACATTTTTTACAAAAAGATTGATAATATTTTGTATTTGTTTTTTTATTTACTTTAAAATAATATTCATTTAATTTTTTTACACAATTACATTTGTTGCATTCTTTTTCTTTTAAATCCTGTACTAATATTTTAGTCATACCTAGAGGGCAATTGACATGGCCACCGAGAACCCTTTGCTGGCAACACCTGATAAATTATTACTGTACTCTACAATATCAGTTCCATCAGAATATACAAGTTTAATTGTTTTATCTGTGGCTGCAAAAGTAGGCCCTGTTCCAGAGCTTGTTTTTACTGTTACCGTAAAGGCTCCACTTGTTGCATTTTCAATAATGTAAGTTTTTTCAACACTATCAGGAATAATGACATTGACATTTGCTGTGATTGTTCCTGTTAATTTGATGACTTTGTTTTTACCATTGGATAATGCACCATTAGTATACGCTAAAGTTGCTCCAGTGGTCGCATTCAGGGCTACGGCATCATAGCCACCAATTGCTTGTTCTAGAATTAGTAAGTTGGTATTTGTAATTTGTCCCCAAGTTCCCGAATTTTCTCCGGTTGCCTGTACCGTTAATTTTAAACTTGCTGATGTAGTATTTGGCATATTTTATATTCCTTAAATTATTCGATATTAATAAATTTAGACATTACTGTCAAGCAACCTCTTTCCATGGAGAGGCTGTACCAGTATCAACTTCTACCCAGCCACTAGTTGTGCCAGTATTGACATTGGTATAAGTCGTTGTTGAGCCAGTATTTACTGGGTTCCAAATAACGAATTTAAATGTTCCTTCTGCAACTGTCAAATTAATTCCAGTTACAAAAACATCTGCATTTCCTGTAACCTCTACATCATTTTCTTGAACGGTTAACTCTTGACCGGTTACATTAACATTAGCTTCTGCAGTTACTGTTAAATCTCCTTCTGCAGCAGTTAATCCTTGACCCGTTATATTGACATTTGCATCTCCAGTGACATCTGGAACATTATCTTGAACTGTTAAATCTTGACCGGTTACAGTAACATCAGCATTTGCAGTGACGGTTACACTATTTAAATTAGCAGATAACAGTTCACCTGTGATATTAACATTTGCATCTGCAGTAACAGTCGGAGTATTTTCTTGAAGCGTTAATTCTTGACCCGTTAGATTAACGTTTGCATCTGCAGTAACAGATACATCATCTAAGTTTGCGGATAATAATTGTCCAGTTGCATTTACATTTGCATCTGCTGTAACCGTTACACTATTTAAATTTGCAGATAATAATTCTCCAGTTAAATCTACATTAGCAGTTCCAGTAACAGTGACATTATCTAAATTAGCAGATAAGAGTTCACCAGTTACATTTACATTTGCGTCTGCAGTAACCGTTACATTATCTAAATTAGTAGATAATAATTGACCAGTTACATTAACATTTGCATTTGCGTTAACAGTAACATTGTCAAGATTAGTAGTTAGAGATTGTCCGGTAAGATTTACGGATACATCAACTCGGCCGATGCCCCAAGCACCTGTGCCCCAAGTGTAATTACCATTCCATCCTGCCACTTAAACCTCCTTGTTAGCCGGAGATTCTTAATATAGCTGCCGATGTAGTGAATGCTGGAAAAATAATTGTGAAAGTTCCGTCTGTGCTAACTTTATCAGATGTAAAATCTAAAACTGCGACTGCTTTATTAGAAGCAGAAGTATTATAGATTAATGCTCCTCTTGCAGTGATCGTTGCACCTGTAAATGATAAATCATTAAAATCAACAATCGCAACACCTGATGCAATGGATGTACTTGGATTTGGTTGTACTAATGCTCCACCACCTGAAGTGTAGGTTCCACTATCACCAACTTGACCTGTAGTTGTAAAAGAAGTGGTTGCTGAGTTTAAAGTAGCTGACGAACTATAAAGAGCCAACTTGAATTTATCTCCACCAAATTGGAATTCATGTTGACCTTCTAACAATTCTTTTTTAAACGAATTTGCAATCGCTTGTGTTATCGCCATAGTTTATCTCCTTATTTTCCTCCGACTCGAGGAGTACCTGATTGGTATTCATCTCGTCTTCGTCTTCCCATTTGTTCTATCGAGAAGCCTTCTGCTACCTGTTTATATCTTCCCTCATATAATTGCAAGAGATCATTTGGCCCCTTTAGAAAAGAAAATGCTTCTACTAAACATGCATACAAAAGTCCGTTGGGAAAATACTTACTTAGGTATGTTGTTGTATTTGTACTCGATAAACCAGGATCTTTCAAGATATAATTTAATTGAATTTCATAAGTAGCATCAGGACTAGGAGCTAAAACAATTGTATCTTTGTCCCACATACTGTAGTATTTAGGTACTCCAGTTGCTACCGTTGGATTATATTCAGAAATAAAACTCGTATCTCTATATTCTAAAAACTCTCTATTATCGGGTTGTGAACTACCATCTGAATCTACGATTTGAGCAGATCTTACAATCAATAAATCTGCTGGTGTGTCTATAAATCTTTGTGAGGTAATTAAATTTGCTGTTGCATATCGTCTGTTATTATCAGAATCTATTTCTCTAAATATTCTCCACTCGGCATTTTCAATGAAGCCATCGACAATGGTTGAAGTTAAAACATTTGAATCTACTTCTGTGTAATCTCTAATTTTTTGTACTAATTCTGCGTATGTCATTATGGTGTTAAGTTAACTGGACCTGCAGTCACAGTTACTCCTCCTCCTTTTTCTGTTCTTATAGGTATTGCACCTAATGAGAACGTGTAATTATTTGTATCTATTACTGTTATACTAAATCCATTTGTGTTTTCAAATACAGAATAAGCAATTCCTCCAGGAGAACCATCTACATTTCTAAATACAACAATGTCTCCAGTTGTTCTTCCATGACTTGGTTCATAAACAGAAACAGTTCCTGATCCAGATGTTAAAGTAAAAGGGTTTGATTGTAATAAATTTGGTGTTGCAGGTTCTACTCTTGCAGGTCTTGCTTTAGGTAAACCTTGTCCATCAGCAGTAAATCTTCTAGGTTCTAACTGTGGATGCTTAGGCTCGAACTCAGAATAATGGACAAAGGCTCCATTCCATTCTGTAACCATTTCTTTATATGGAAATGCTTGACCACTTCTATCTGATATTGCCTGTGCGTATTTTCCTCTAGATAAATTAGACATTTGGATAATAAGTTTTAGGGGTTATGAATGTACTTGAAGAAGAACCATCTTCAGCTAGAGCTCTTTGTAATTCGTCTTCGTAAAGCATTTTTAATTCTTGGATCCTTTGAGGCGCTTTTTTAATTGCCAAATAATAAGCAAGGCCCGCGCACATACAAGGAACGAACCTATAAGGTACATCGGTTGCGTTTGTATAATTTCCAACATCTTGAATCCTTTTCACGTAGTAATAATTAATTGTATTACCGGCTTCAGATGAGCCAGGAGTAAGATATAAAGTTATTGTAACTCTGTCTATAAATCTTTGTACAAAATATTGTACGGGTTGTCCTGTGGATGATTTGTTTGAAAGAGCTTGATAAGCTGATCTATTAATTTTTGTTAAAGGTGTATCTATAGAAGATGCATTCCGATAAGAGCACTCCAATATATCATCAACGCCATATATACTAGTGGCGTCAGAAGTGCCATCACCTGTCGAACGATACATTGTATAAGTTGCTTGACCATTTACTAAAGTTATTGAGTTATTTGCAACTTCCCAATAATGCAAACCACGGTTTGCCCATTCTTGAAATAAAATGTTTAGAGATCGTCGCGCGGTTTTAATATCATAACCTGCGTTTGGCTGCAAGCCAATTCTCTCATAAGCTTCATCTATGATTTCATCAATCTGAAAATTCTTATCAAAGATATATGTTCCGGAAGTAGTGTTAGCCATTTAAGCTCCTATTTATCTAATAGTATAGTAGCGGCTACATCTGCTCCAATTGCATTTACAGTCATAAATCCTTTAAACAAAATTCCATCTTCTGGAACATTAAAAGCAAATACATCACCTGCTGGACAACTTACTTGAAATTGAGTTCCATCTGTATCTTGTAAGGTAATAGATTGAGCAGTAGTAGCGTTTGTATTTTCTACAATAATACCTCTTAATCTTGTTCTTCCAGCGAATACAGAACCTGTTCCATCGACTCTGACTGATTTAACATCTGATTTCATATTTTAAACTCCTTAAATTTTTAAGAGCTCCCGAAGGAGCTCTATAATTTTTTAACTTGCTGTAATGTTAGTACCAGTAATGACTTGTTTCCAATCTGAACCATCAGAAAAAGCATACACAGGATTTCCTGTATATCCATTAGAAACATAAATCATAACACCTGCATTACCAACTGCGCTTAAAGTTTCACCAGCTCTTGTGCCAGATGCGATAGTAACAGTTGAAGTATTTGAACCAACAGTCCAAGCAACACTGCCACCTTGTTGTGTGTCATCTGTACCTGTGTGTGGGTTAACGTTTGCTCCACCAATAAACCCGTTAAGGGCTACTACTGGACCTTTAAATGTAGTGTTTGCCAT